GGGTATGCGGTGATTCGGACCACATCTTTATGGTTGCACTGTACCACTCTGGCGAAACATTTGTATTCCTGAAGTCCACGGAGTTGTTGGCCTCAGGGTCGTTAGAGACCCAAAGGTAATGCCCTGACCAGGTCCTGTCCCTCATCCTGAACCTCTGCGGCCATTCAAAGGTTTGAATGGGAGGGCCTGCAAGCTGGCTAGAGGAACCTAGCAGCCCTGGCGGGACTGTAGCTGTCGGGTCTTCTCCTACACTGCCCGCTAGCACGCGAAACTGCCCGTCTACAGCTTGGTCCTGCTCATCTCTTAAAAGCGACTCGCCTCTTACCAAAAACAGCTTCATCCCCCCACCGCGAGTTACAGATGACCCCGTCTGAGGTTGGTCGTTCCCGACAAACACCTGCCAGGTGAAGCAGATGGCGCTAGGGCTGTAGGGCAACTGGAATGTGATTCCTGCTCCTGGAATCTCGATGAAGTCTGCATGTGATTGCGAGAAGGGGCTAGTCCCGTTTGCGTAGAGATCGGAGAAAAAGTCAAGGTTGGCTGTAGCCCCCTGCTGCCCCCACTGCGTAAGGGAACCTGGCGCGATCTGCTCTTCGGTGATTAGCTGCTCTTCTCCCCATCCACCTCCGGTTCCTGGAGCGAGCAGGGCATCTCGCAGGTTAGCGTCATCCATCCATCCGTTGACCATCTCAAAGGAGGGGAGGATGTCCCGTCCTGCGAGGCCGCCGACCCCTGCCGTAGGGGCTTCTGCCTTGTAATAGGTATCGGAAACCGTGTCGCCCGAAGGGGTGTCTCCGTTGGCGAAGTCTGGCAGGTTGGTTTGGATAATGGCCATGGAGGCTCCTACTGTCCCGTTAGTATCTTACCAGACTGCAATGCGATTGCAGAGAGGTTGGTGTTGTCAATGGTGCATTTCATTACGTCTTGAACCGGAAGTGGACCCGCTGGAGGGGCCTGAGCGGCGTCCTGCCCCCACTGCCCCAGACCACCTATGCCGCTCTGCCAGGTGGGTGGGCCTCCTAAGACAGGCCCATTGTTCCATGGAATCAGGCACACGCAGGCGCGAATCTTCTTTATGTTTGGGATCACATCAAGCCCTGCTGCTGCGGCGTCTTGGACATAAAGTGGGTCGGCCCCTGTAAGAAGGACATCTTCAGTGAGAAGGATGCGGATGGAAATGTCTATCGAATGTTTCCCCCATCCCCGGAATTCATGCGTGATGGTGGGGTCAATGCAAAACAACTCACCCTCATAAAGGTCCGCTCCTGACCATGTTCCTTGAGGATCATGGTAGAGCCAGTTTCCTGAGCCTCTCTCGTAGAACCGCTCGGAGTAACCCAAGGGCCGCCACGCAGTCCCCGGTCCAAGGCCAGCCTGTGAAAGAAACTGAAGGGTAAACCCAACCTTATCGCGCTTGTCTGTCTGGGAGTTGGCCCCTTCTTCAGAGAAGTCTCCGTTAATGTAGTTCAACCTACAGTTAAAAAGAACAAGAACTCCGTCAATGTTCTGCTCCGATGCGTCAGCCAGGCTTATTCCTGACGTAAACGCGGGGGAGCCCTCGCGGAAATCAAGCTCCAGGGGGGTGCCGTTATCTTCTAGCGGAATCCAGCCGTTACTGCTGTGGGCGGGGGGGCCGAACGCTCCTCCATACTCGCCCCACTTTAGATAGGGGGTGGCTGTATCCTGGTCCTGGGCGTAGTATCCGACAGCAGGATTAGTGGATTCGAGCGTCATGCTGCTCGCTCCGAAATAGGTCCCTCCTCCTGTATTGGTGACGCTTCCGAGAAGGCTTGGAAGGTGCTGGTCCCTAAAGCACCCCTCACGCACACCGGCCTCGGCGTCATTCTGATTGGCAGATTCCACCATTTCTGTGATGGGCTGGTTGAGGTTCTCCGAAGTGAAGAGGTCCCTCTCCTCCCTTGGGGTTAGGTCTACAGTTTTCGCCATCTTAGTTTCTTACCTCTAGCACGATGAGGGTCCTGTTCAGTATTTGGCAAGAAATCGACGTGGCGCTAAGAACGTCAGTGTAAGCGCCCAAGTTCGTCCATGTCTCGTCGTTATCAACTAAGACCATTTCCATCGCGCAAAGCTCAACAGTATGTGTTCCCTGCGTTACTATCTGCATGGTCTCTATGGTTATCGGGTACATGCCGTAGTAGCCCACCTGGCCTTTTACGTCATTTTCATACTCGGCTGTAGCTACCGCTGAGACCTCTACTATCTGCCCGTCGATGCGTAGTGCGTAGTTTGTTGGCTGGTAGTTGTTTTCAATCTGAAAGCTGGCTAAAACCCAAAGCATGCAGGTGTCGGTCTCTATCCTGGCTTTCATTATAGATGACCAGGCGTAGGTCTCAAGCACGTCGATGGGATTATCAACCGACGCTGGACCGAATAGAGGTAACTTGGACCCTACATTTGAAACCATGTTTCTGGCTGTGATTTCTGCTGCTGTCTGCTCTTCAGGAATCCACCAGCGATAGGCAGCGTCTTGAGAGAGCGCATCCCGAAACCCGTTATTGATTATGGCTGGAGCAAGAACAGCCGTTCCTCCCGTCATGCCTGCAAGGCCTCCGTCTAGGCAGTCTAGCCTCCAGTTATGCTCGTTAAGCGTGCCGCCTAGCTCTCCCGCCACCTCCTGAAAGCCTCGATTAAAGTCATCAACTCCGATTACAGAGCCGTTAGGGATGGTGAACTTAGGAAACTGCCAACTCATGCTGGACCTTCCGGTACACGAGCGCCGCCTGAGTCGTGAGGTAGAGTATCTATAGAGAAACCGAAGAAGTCGAATGGCTGATCAGAGCTAAACTCTAGCTTGAAGACCTCGCACGAAGGAACGAACAGAGAGGCCCTTACCCAGTATGGCCTTCTACGAGCCCAGAACGCCTGCTCTGACGTGTCTTCTGGGGCCACCCCCAGTACAGTGTCCCCCCATACTGTAGGAGGGTCGTCAATAGGAAAGGCGTTGACGGTGTCGGTATAGAGAGCCTCCTTCTTCCAGTCCCTATAGACGGTCACGGAAATATCAGGGACGAACTCCCCGGTCTCTCTTAGCCAGATGAACACGGTAAGCGGCGACTTGCGAAATCGTGAGCTTGCGTTTGTTAGCCACACGGTCTCAACTGTTGACGTTCTTGCCTCTGGCACAAAGGCTGTATTATGGCGATTTAGCGTCCAGATGTTTGCCAGGTTTTCAGCTCCCGGCATCGCAGTGCCTGCGGATGTGGTTCCAGAAGCTTTTCCTGCGACCAGAGCGTACTCTCGGTGGTCCCTTGTGACACAGGCTGCTGACGCAGTAGTGTCAGTCCGTCGCCGCCATCCCTTGCCGTCGAAGACATAGCAGATGCTGTTGTCCTGAGCCCCTTTCAGGGGGAGCCAGCACATATACTCCTTGGTGCGAGGGTCCACAACAGCCACGGAGGCCAAGCGGCGGCTCTTGTTCATGTCGCGCAGGTAGTAGGAAATGGCGTCTGAGATAGGAAGGATGGTGGTGCCGTCATAGGAGTAGAACCCATCCCGGCCTAGCCAGATAAGCAGGCCGTTTTGCGTGGCAGCTATAGAGCTTGGGGCGACACATCCAACAGTAGTGCTTATGGTTGCCGTTCTAAACCCAGTGCCTTCTGAGTTATTGACGATGAGAAAGGTACTGTCTTCTGTGAAAACTAAAAGCCCGACCTCATGCTGCCAAAGACCCGTTATCTCATCTCCCTGCGGGTCCGGGTAAATCTCCTCGTTTACGCCGAAAGACCCGAACCTACCCACGAGTGAAGGCCTGATCATTCCTGGAGACTCTAGCGTGTTGGCGATCCAGAGCCTTCCAAAGGCCATCTTGCAAAGCTTGAAAATAGGCACAGGAACTACCTCTGCCGGTTGAGCGAGAAGCCATGCGTCTGGGGTATTGTCGGGGTATACCTGAGCCCGGTTATCAGGAATCGTCGCAAAGGATCCTATGCCTGCCCCTACGGTCGCGGGTACCTCAAACAGGTCGGCAGTGCCAGAGTTTAGGACATCCTTGGTTCGATACAGGATCCTTCCAACAGTGAAGTCGGGGCCCTTCTCTATTCCGGTCCATGCAATGAACTTAGGAAGAACATCCACTACCTCATTAGGCGTGTATATCTCGATACCGTCCAGTTTCGTCCATAGGTCTGCCGTCCATTGCTGGCTCATATTTATCGAGTTGGACCTAGAGGATAGTGGAGAAAGGTTTCCCCACTTATCGACCCATTGAACAGCGCCATACCAGGCACCTTCTTTCAGAACCCCTCTGGACTTTATCTCTTCACTCTCGCCCCCAGGATAGAGGGCCTCCTCGTGCGTTGTGCCTACCCTACCAAAGCGAAAATCTGCGGTAACACCTGTCTTGGTTAAGCCTTCGTTTCCCAGCATCACGCCGTCGTGGGCATACCCCTCGGAGTTAGCCTGTTCAAGTGCTAGCGTACTAGGATCTGTCCCAGTATTCATGCTGGAGTCCCCTACAAGCGGAGAGGAAGGGCCAAGAGCAACTGGAGCGGATGGTGTCTCAGAGTAGCCAAGGGAATCTATTGTCTGGCCGTCAAAGAACAGAGCCCTTCCAGTCTGCGGAACAATAACTATTCCGTTTGGGGTTCGTTCAAACTGAGTAGGGAAGCTTGGTCGGGATTTGTCAGGTAGTCCCTGCCATTTTAACAATCCTTGTTTGAGAAAAGGGTTACCTCCAACCGAGCCGAAGTCTCTAACTAAAATATGCCATCCGCGATTCCAGCCCTCATGCTGCCATATCTGGCCTCCTACATGAGCAAGCAGAACATCCCTGGTTCCGTTCATTAAAAGAGAATGAAAAACACCGTGTATCCGTGACCCGTAGTCCTCGGCTTTTTGGATGATCGTGTATCCGGGGGCCTCGTCCTGCTGAACACCAGTGTACTCTGGCTGATACAGGCAAGGCCCTACCACTGAGCGAAGCGTTCCTTCATCAGTAGGGTAGAAGTTCTCTATCCGTGCCGCCATTTCGTCAGGAGCGATTAGATTTCCGCTCTCTATTCTGACTACTTGCGGCGGTCCCGTCTTTCTGTAGCGGGGATCGGCCATTGGCTCACCCCTTTACTCCTTACTCTTTTTCCGGGAGATTTTCGGCTTGCTCTCAGCGGGAGCAGCCACCTTGACTCTGCTGCCCTTGGAGGAGAAAGCAAGTCCGGTCTTCCCATCTGAGGAGACAGCCACTACCAGAGAAGTTGTTCCGTCTGCGCAGGTATGAGTTGATCCGAGTTCTAACTTAGCCATGGTTTCTCCTTGTCAAGCCCTAACTTATTGGCCAGGGCGCGTCCTGTCTATGGTACCACAGGAAAAAGTTCAGTGTTTCGGTAGTCGGTAGAGTACCACCTTCTAAAAGAGTAAGCCCCAGGAATGGCCCTGCTTGGAGAGCGGCGCATGTTCTGGGCCTGTGGCTTGAGGTCTCCGTACCGCTTGGCAAGGATAAAGAGTTCGTTCTGATAGCGCGATCGAACATTAGAAGCAGCCGACTCATTCCCGTTCATCTCATACCAAAGCTCCATCGCCTTGCTTACCAGGACATCGCAAGCCTCGGCCTGGATATAAGGAACGTCGGCGTCGTCAATCAGCCGCTCTGGGCGTCGGATACAGTTCACCCGGATGACATAGCGTTGGTCAGGTATAGGATACAGGCACATCGACTGGTATCCGTGGGTGTCACGTAGCCTTCGACTATAGTCTGGATGGTTCTGACCATTGTCTATGAAGTATCCGCGAGTAGCGGCCATCGTATCTACTTCCGCTAACAGATAATAAGCATCGGATATTTCTATATGCCCTTCAGGTTCTGGGTGGCTCTCAACCAGGCCAAATGGGTCTAGCCCTGTGTTCAGGGCCAGTGAGTCATAGATGGCTCCTCCGTATGTCGGAAGATGTTGGTACTTTGCAAAGTCAGCCGAGTGCCTTCTTCGGTATATCCTCACCTTGAAGCCAGAACGCCCTGCAAATGCTCTTTTGAAGGTCTCTATTGTCGGGGAGATTGGTCCTCCATGGGTCAACTGATAGGACCCTTGACCCAGCATCCCTAGCATGAACTCGATATTTGGAAGACGCACTAGAGTAGCAGGAAACCTCGGTCCGGTTACAGGGAGCGGTTCCTGGTACTGGTTCATAACAGTAATCTTTTGGGAAGGAGGTGACGGCGCTGACTCCCAAAGAGGCTCCCTAAATCGGGAAGACGATGCAGGCCACCCTGCCCCTACATCATAGGGAGGCCCTGTTTGGCCGCCTGGATAGGTTGGTTCGTAGCCTGTCTCTTCAATCCATTCGCTAGTTGCGTTATTTGTGTAGTTGGAATCAAACGCTCCAGGTCCTGGATTGCTAAAGGCGATGTCTCGTTTTCCCCAGGTATAGGTAACGATATAACTGAACTCTCCAGCAGGCTCAGGGCCTGACCAGTAGAAGTTATCATGAAGGACTTCTAGGGGGGCGGTATCGTCTTCTACAAGCTCCCAATGTTCAGCTACTGGGGCTGTATTAGGGGCAGGAAGCTGGAAGTGTTCACGCCGGAAAGCCTTGTAAGGGCGTCCCTTGATAGTTCTAAACTGGTCGTCCAAGGCATAGGAGTCAGCGGTATACTGAAAGACAACATCAATCATGTTCTGCCTTGGAGTGTCCTCTGCGCTGTCCTTGCCCTGACATAGGAAGTCTTGAGCCTGGATGAAGTCGTCTGGAAGGTAGTAGCGGTCAGTATAGATTCGGTACTTAAATGGTCCGATCTGGTCTGGTTCGACAGTGAACTTTTGCTTCTGTATAGGTACTGGATTCCAAAGGCTAAAATAGTATTGTTTTTCAGTTATATTACCCTCTACATGTTTCTCGATCTTCCAGATCGTTCGGATTCGGTTTTGAGACCAAACGGTTTTCCCTCCGGCTTCAAGAAAAATGTCAATCCTGCGACCATCCCAACTTCCATCTGTTGGTGGGATAACGCCGCCCTGCGACACAAAGGAACTCCAGGCTGTGCTGTCGCCTTCAAGATTCAGTTTCCAAACCCATGGGTTGCCAAAGTATTTGGTAGGGTCCGTTGCCGTTGCCTCGGCGGCTCTGGCGGTAGGAGTAAAGTTACCATCATGATTTTCATCTACACAGATTAAACGATCAAGCATGACGCCTGCCGCGTCAGTGACCTCGTCATTGGAGATCACCTGCTCCTGAGTAGCGAACTCAAGCTCAGACTGGAAAAACAAAAACGGGGCTTCCAGAGCAAGCTGCTGGTAAGCCCGGTTAATGAACTCATTTAGACGAGTCTTGGCCTCTTCGCTCTTCTTAGGAGCCCAGTCAGACTGAGCAAAGATAGCGTTTCTTAGTTCACCAAGATTCATCCGCCCTCCTTACGGGAAGGCTGTCTAGCCCTTGCACCATAGATTCACGGGGAGGAAGAAGATACCGGACGGTGGTACCACCACCGTTTGTACACTAACCCCTAACATGGTGCCTACTCCGTTCTCGCCGGGTGCCCCAACCACAGGAGCAGCAATAAGCTCGCCGGGTGCCGTGGAGCCCTCCGTGCTTGCCACTACTCCAAATGCTCCAAGGGCTGCGGCGTTTAACGCAGTACCAACCCCTGTTCTTTGTGCGAAGCCAAAGCGGATTACCGTAGGAAGCACACCTAGTGTAGCATCGGTCATGTCATTGAATACCGTTCCAACCATTACGGCGTCATCTGCGGTCCCAGGCGTGATCTGGACAGTACCGTAGGTAGCATCAGTGCGCTCAACAGCAGTGTTCACAGGCAGGCTCTGGGTAGTCCCGATATAGATGAAGGTCTTCTCACCTTCGCCATCTTGGTTAGCAGGTTCAGTGTGAATAAATCCGAGAGGAAGTTGTGCGTTTCCAACACCCGTGGTGACCATAGTTAGGTCAATCCCCATTCCAGTTCCAGCAGACATAGCGTACTCCTTTTAAGTTCTTAGTTTAACTATTTGCAGTCAATGTAAACAGATGCGGTACCGCCAACGGCAGCGCCAAGCCCGATGCCAATGCCAACTTCAGCTACCGCACCCGCAGTTAGGTGGCCTATGGTGCCAGAGAAGATGAGACACTCATCGGCCCCATATCCCACGAGGACCTCTGCATTAACGGTGCCTTTTTTCACAATCCACCCGCTATCTCCGACAGCAAAGGCCTTGTCGGCCACACCTACGATGGCGGCTGTGAACGCTGTCGCAGGGGTAGAGAGACAAGCGTCGTAGGCGGCTGACCCGGCAGCGCGTGACACACATTCCCCAATAGGGATGATTGCCGCTGCGGTAATGTACACCCACTCCCTCGTTCCAGTGTGGTCAGAGTTAGGCTGTTCAGTCGTGGTCAGGCCAGGACGGAAGGCGACAAAGTCCGTAACGAGAGCCGTGTCGATAACTTGCAGCCGCCAACCCCGCTTAATGTGATAAGCAGGATTGTAGACATAAGGTACTTCTGGATTCAATGACATTGAGACCCCCTATGGAATAGCTGTACCACAAACAGCGCCGTTGCAACGAAGCTGCGTAGTGTTGAGGCCCATGGCCAGAACAATCTCGTAGCGCCAGAGGTCTTGCTCTGGAAGACGGAAGGGTCCGCGAACAGCGAAGTCACCAGTCGTTTCAATCTTGGAGTCGTGCCCCATCGTGAAACCGTGCCAGGTGTTCGTGTTCAGCATGTAGATGACGCCACCTGAAACAGGAGGGGCACCAACGATTAACGCGGGAGCAACAAACGGTGCAGCGTTAGCTGTGATGGAGTCTTCCAAGTAGAAGTCCGAATCGAGGAACTTGATTCCGCGTCGGATTTTCTTAGGAGCACGGTCACCACCCTCGGTCGTATCGGTAATGATACGGACCTGCGTGTCGAGGTCTTCCAGGTAGTTCAGATAGGAAAGCTCATCGCCCAACAGGAGGTCAGGAGCGCCCATCGTCATCTGCTGACGAGCACAAGCCAGGTAGGTCTGGCGCATAATGCTCCGACCGTTAGTGGCGAAAGATGTGCTTTGCCCAAACTGGTTAGTCCAGCCTGTCACAGCAGCCTTGTTCAATCCGAAGACGGTATTGACCTGAGCGGCAGGAGCGGCAAACTCAATCGCACCAGACCGTGGGCCGCCGGGAGCGCCTGGGTCGTAGGTTGTGTCGCCGTTGAGGGTCAAGAAGCCGCCAACGCCTGCGCCGTTTCCTGATGCAAGTTGCGCTGAAATACGCTCGTGCAAGTCACTCATGGCTAGTTCTGGGTAATGCTGGATGATTCGGGCCAGGTCCATTTCACCATTGGCTTCCGAGAGATCCTTACCAGGAACGTCGAACGCGTAAATCAAGCGAGGAGCGAAGGCGTTTCCGCGTGTCGCTGCCTGAGTACGGCCACCAGCAATAACCTCGGAGCCCGTGGAAATCTGTGTAACCTGGCCGGGGCCTGCAGTTACAACAGCGAACTCACGAAAGGGTCCTTGCAGAACCTTGCGCTCGATGTTTCCTTTCTCTACCATCTTCTGGAAGAGTGGATGCCATGTGGTGAACAGTTCCGAATAGGACGGCATCAAATCCACTAATGCGGTTGCCAATACGTCAGGACTAATAGCCATTTTTTACTCCAAGTTATCTTCAGCCCTTGGCTGATCTTATTGCTCTAGCTACTGCTAATCGTCTTTTCTCATTAAGAGTCTTTGCGTCAGTGACGCTATTTTCCGCACCATATGGGCGAGAAGTGGTGGTGGTGGCACCGGAGGTAATCCGGGCGCTGTCACGAGGAGCGGGGGCTGCTCGGCGCGTCATGAGGTCAGCCATCTTGATGGCGTGATGATCAGGGACACCATCGTTCTTTGCTTCCTGTGCCAGCTTAATGGCTTCAGGAGCCATCGAAAGAAGCCTGACTGCTGAGTGTTGGTTCCATCCTTGATCTAAAAGAGTTCCAAAAACCTCGCGCTGCTTTGGGGTCTCAAGAGCTTTGCTGTTCTCATGGATAAAACGCTTGGCCTCGGCTTCGGCCTGACTAGCATGAAAAGCCTCTACCTGCTTTTTGTAAGCCTTGTGCTCGGAGGCCGCCGTGTCGAACTTGGTCTGAAGGGCCGTCTGGTCCTGCGTAAGTTGAGCAACGCGTGGATCCTCGTCACCGGAAATCAAGGCCTCATAGATTTGTTGCATGCGGCTAGATTCTTCGCCTCGCAACTCAGCCTGGGCTGTGTAGTAGCTTGCTACTCCGTTAGCCGTATATCGGTTCTCTTCAGGAAGAGAGTCAACCTGGCCATCCCAGCCCGTAAAGTCGTAACCTGTCTGCAGTTCCTCTGGCGCGGAGACCTTCTCCGTATCGGGGGATACGTCAGCGACAGCCGCTGTAGTCTCTGCAGCAACAGGAGCGGCCTCTGCGGGTGCAGCTACCGGCGCGGCAGCGGGTGCTGCGACTGGTGCATCTGCTACTGGTGCTGCGTCAAGTTCAGACACCGACCTCGCCCCTAAGCGCACTCGCCGCTGCCATTCTTCGCAGCTCGGACAAGTCGTTAGTGGGGCTTCCAGAAATCGGCATCGCAGGCTCTTCACCTACTCCCATGGTTTCTTCAACAGGAACTTCAGCAGAGGGCGCACCCGTCTGAACAAGTTCCCATCCATTCTCAGAAAGGATAGACAGAAGCTCTTCTGCGCTTCCTGGAGTCCGGGAGATGATGGCGTCGGCCATGGCTGCTGGGGTGTCCACCGCAACAGTTTCCGTAACTACTTCTTCTTCAAGGCCAGCAGGGGTTTCCACGGGAGCCTCAACCGCAGCCGTTTCAACGGCACCAGCAGCGGCAGGATCAAGATAACCAAGTGGATTACCAGCAGGCATTGACATCTCCAGGGAAATCTTTACTCATAGAGCAGGTGTTCGTCAAGCATCGGCTTCAGATTGTTTCTTTATGTTGCCCTGGCCCTTGCTTCTATAATCCTCTACATCCCTGAAACCCATCTTCTTAACTGTCTTTTCGGCTCGGTTGCGAACATCGGTGTAATGTTCGTCCCATTCGCGGTCGCCTTTGTTGAGAAAAATGGCTTCGGGGTGCGTTTGCTTGTAATCCCTGAGTTCAGAGTTCGATGTGAAGGACCTTCCAATCTGGTCGAGTTGTAGGGGTTTCGACGGCATAGGGCCAACAGTACGAACGGGACTGATGATAACGCGAGCAGGCGCATTGCAGTAGGAACAGGTCGGGGTTTCGGACAATGGAAAGAAGACATCTACCAAAAACCTCTGGCACGGTTCACATTCTAAATCATAAATCGGCATCTATAACCCCTCTATAGGAAACCCAGCGCCCTTAAAACCGGCACCGGCTCCCTGAAAGCCTTGTGATGGGGCAGCGGTAGGAGCGCCCTGACCGCCTACAGGATTAGGAATCTGTTGCTCCTGAAGACCGGGAGGCAATCCGCCACCGGCAGTTGTGTCCTGCGGACCAGGTGGTGGGACGGCACCAGGCATCCCCTCCTGCGAAGGGCCGCCCTTGGTCATGATGTCGCGCATGCTCAAGAGGTCAAGAAGCTTATCTAGCATCTTGGTCTTGTCTACTTGAGGAGCCTGAATGAGAACGTCGAAGAACGTCTGCAGGTTCTTAAGCTGAACAAGCTTATTGTTCTCAGCGGGCGAATAAGGGATGGCCTCATAGTCAAAGTAGAGAGCAGGCTCGTTGTCTACTCCTGTCTTTCCTCGCGCCTGGATAGAGTCCCGGCGGATCTTCATAGCCTCTCCGCCTACCCTTAGAGGAACAACGCTGTCGTCAGGTAGGAACTCTTCGTACAGGCCAATGATGGCCGAACCTACAGCACTGACAATGTCGTGGACTTCCTTGATTCTTCGACCGTTGCGCGTCCTTGTGGCGGAGTCAGCAAGAGCGACCTCAGTAGCGACATCAGTCACACCCACAACTCCCCGACTGTACTGCGGAATACCCAGCACAAACTCAATCATCTGAGAAGCCTTATCGCGGATAGCTCCAAAGGATGGAGACAGAGTCGGCATCGGCGTCATCCCGACGATGTCTCGGATAGGGGCATTTGCTTTACCCTGCATGTCGATAAGCGCCCCTGGTCCTGTGTTATT